AAATTTTGTCGCCCCAGGCGCTCAATGTCTTCTTTAAGTTCTGGACAAGACCCATAATATTTTTTCCAATCAGATTCAGATTTTACTTTTCTCTTCTTTCCCTTAGGCGTTCGATGCTGCCAAAAATACTTTCGCCCAATGTATTGTCGTTGGTTTGTGAGATTGGTAATGTTATAAACAAAACCGTAGTTATCCCGAATAAGGCTCCCGTCAAAAGGGACGCCCATATAGATCCATGGGTTTTCATAATCAATACCTGTACTCATCTATAATATCTAATACCCAGTTGAGGTATTTATGTGCCAGGTCTTTATCTCCCTGCCACACATTAGGTGGTTCTTGATCCACCCTAGTCTTCAACTTGTAGATACGAGTCTTTAATTCTTCTTTATTCAATTGATTTTTAGGCATACCATAAACCTCATATGCATCATAGTCCCCGAACAAGAATGCATCTGATTTTGCTGCTTCTTGATATGCCTCTATAGAAGCACCTAACTCAGAGTTTGAATCCTGCGAATGAATCTTTTTGGACATCTTGTTTGATTCCACCGACGACATAGCTTTCTACCTCAGTTTCTTGCGGTGCTACCTGCAGACCCTTGGAAGAGATCCAATGCTGAGTCCATGGCAAAGGGTTGGCAGATGCCGCGATATCATATTTAGGTTTCAGACCAATCGCCTTCAGACGACGATTAGCGACCCACTCAACATATTGCTGAAGGAGTTTGTCATTAAGTCCAATCATTGACCCATCCTTGAACAGATAGTCTGCCCAACGCTTCTCCTCATTAACAGCAAGATCAAACTGCCTATAGGTCCACTCTTCTTCTTCCTTCATGATCTGCTGCATGTCAGGATCATCACCTCTCTTCCACTTGTTCATAATGTTTTGTGTAATAGCGAGGTGTTGGTTCTCATCCCTGGCAATAAGGGAGATAATTTTTGCAGAACCTTCCATGAGTTTAAGTTCACCAAAAGCAAAGCTGCAAGCAAAAGAAACATAAAACCGAATTCCTTCCAGTATGTTGACGTTTGCGACTGCTCTGTAGAGTTTTCTTTTGACATCTTTAATTTCCCACTTAGAAGTTGGCGATTCGCGATAATCTTCACGCCACATATTTCCAGTGTCCCACTGATGAGCACTATTGAGGAATTCATCATATGCCCCTGTAACACTGGCAGCACGTTCTAGAATACGGGGATCAGTAACAATCTTATCAAAGACCTCAGATGCGTCTGGATAGACGTTCTTGATGATGTAAGTATATGAGCGACTATGGATCATCTCCATGAATCCCCAGACTTCCATACATGCCTCTAATTCGGGCAGGGAGCAGTATGGAATGAATGCCATACCAGGACCACGGCCCTGAATGGAATCAAGCATGATCTGATATTTCAGATTGGAGGTATAGATGTGTTTTTGTTCTGGACGTAATGTTTGATAGTCACCACGATCCTTCTGCAGAGAAACCTCTTCAGGTCTCCAGAAGTATCCTAACTGTTGTGTGGTGAGTTTATCAAAGATTGGATATTTGTATGAATCATATCTCTGGATACCCAGAGGTTTACCGAAAAACATCGGTTGTTTTTTAGTATTTACTTGTTCTGTATTAAAGACAGTCATCCCTTTAATGGATGATGTCTCTTTATCTTCTACTGATGAAACTTTAAACTGCACAGGATTCACACTCTCCCTCCTCGGCTTGTTCTAACGTGTCTAAAAGATTTTCTAATTCGGTGTTTGATTTTTCGGAAACATCAACCACCTCATCACTCTTCATATCGTGAGTATTTTGATAGTAACTAGTCTTCCAACCGTACTTATATGTAGTCAAAAGGTCTTGTGCCATAATTGACACTGGGACTTCATTGTTCTCATAATTTTCTGGATTATAACTCCAGTTGCCGCTGATTGCTTGGTCAAAGAACTTTTGCATTACAGCAACAATATTAATATAACCACTATTGTCCTCCATTTCCCAAAGAAGAGTATAATTGTTCTTCAGATAGGAGTATCCTGGAACAACCTGCTTAAGAGGCCCCTTCTTAGATTTCTTGATAGAGAGGTAGTCTCTGGGAGGTTCAATGCCATTGGTGGCGTTCGATACGACACTGCTGCTCTCTGACGGCATTTGTGCTGAGAGTGTTGAGTGCCGAAGACCGTACTGGTTGATAGAATCACGTAGGCCATCCCAATCATGTACTAACTCCTGACTAGAAATTTCATCAACGTCCTTCTTGTATGTATCAATTGGAAGAATTCCATCAGCATACTTAGTGCGGCCAAAGTCATGACACCAACCTTTCTCTTTAGCAATCTGATTAGATGACTTCAGGAGATAGTATTGGAAGGACTCAGACAGTCCATGAACAGCATCCCATGCTTCTTGTGAGTCATAAGCATAACCCAACTTAGCAAGATAGTGAGCGAGTCCGATAAAACCGATTCCAAGCGATCTACGCGCCTTTGTGGCACGTTCTGCTGCCTTGACTGGATACTCTTGATAGTCAATCAATTCATCCAATGCACGAACAGAAAGATCACAAAGATCTTCAAGTTCCTCATCAGACTTAATCTTGCCTACATTGACAGCAGACAGGATACACAAAGCAATCTCACCAAACTCATCGTCAATATGATTGATAGGATCTGTAGGCAGAGTAATTTCCTGACACAGATTACTCATGTTCACCTTGTCTTTGAAGGATGAGTGAGTATTACAATGGTCGATGTTCATGATATAGATACGACCAGTCTCTGCTCTCTCCTTCAGTAAATCAAGAAAGAGTTCCTGAGCTCCGATAGTTTTTCTTGGTACAGAATCATCTGCTTCGTAACGTGTATAAAGCTCATCGAACCTATCAGTACCAAAAGCATCATAGAGCCCAGGCACATCATGAGGACTGAAGAGGGAAACTTCTCCGTTGGTAATGAATCTTTCGTAGAAGAGTTTGGAGAGTTGGATTGAGTAGTCAAGTTTCCTTACGCGATTATCTTCGGTTCCTTTGTTGTTCTTGAGAACCAGGATGTCTTCTATTTCGGAGTGCCAGATTGGGAAGTGGACTGTTGCTGATCCTCCACGGATTCCGTTTTGGGTGCAGCATCGTACAGTAGACTCAAACTTTTTAAGAAATGGGACAACACCTGTGTGCTGCACTTCTCCACCTCGGATTTTACTGTTGATACCACGGATTCTGCCTGCGTTGATACCGATACCCGCCCTCTGTGCAACATACCGGCCAATAGCCATATCGCTGCTAAAGATACTATCGAGGGAGTCATCAACATCAACAAGGACACAAGAAGCAAACTGTCTAAGGGGCGTTCGCACTCCTGCCATGATTGGCGTTGGGATGTTGATCTTGTGTCTTGAGATTGCATTATAGTACCTGTGAACGTAATCCAACCTAGTATCTTGAGGATACTTAGCGAACATGGTTGCAGAAATCAGCATGTACATATACTGGGGAGTCTCGTAAAGTTCCCCTGAACTTCTGTCCTGCACCAGATATTTATCCACAACCTGACGTAATCCAGCGTATGTGAATGTCATATCACGTTCATGGTCAATCCAAGAGTTGATCTTGTCCCACTCTTCATCGGTATAGGATCCATCAAGTTCCGTATCATAGATTCCCTTATGGGCACCGATTACAAGGTGCTCCTGGATATGGGGGAATCCCTGATTCCAATCAGCACCAAATACCTGCTTGTAGAGACCGAACAGAAGCAGTCTCGCAGCAACGAACTGGTAGTTGGGGGAGTCTAGATCAATCAGGTCACTAGCAGACCTTACAAGGATCTCCTGGATCTCTCCAGTGGTGATACCATCGTAGAACTGGATACCAGATTGAATCTCTACCTGTGAAGCAGAGACACCTGCTAGTCCCTCACACGCTTCTTCTACCATCTTATGGATCTTATCTAAATTCAGTGGTTCAACAGAACCATTACGCTTTTGAACTTTTGTCCCGTTGGTCATACTCTTTTCCAAGTGTTAAATTTTACTTTTGCATTTAATCCGTGATAGGTATTAGACCTTACCACTTCTTCTACGTCTAGTCCCGCAAGGACCATATCATTGAGATCCTTTTCTTTTATCTCTGGTTTCCAGATTACTACCTTATCTCCGTTGTCGATGGTTCTGGCGATTCGGTCACAGATTTGTCTGTTACGTGGTTCGTTATCAAAAACCCAAATATAATTGCTCCAACCAAGCGACCTAATACTAACGTCGCTCCCACACATTGCAACCGCATTATGGATGAACGTCGAGTCGAAGGGTCCTTCGACGATGTAGATAGGTTTGGACGCATCGATTTTATCCAGTCCATAGATTTTTGGTCTTTCATCATTAAGCATCACAGTAATGTATCTAAGTTTGGACTTGGGATTGAGTGCCCGTCCTTGGAACCCGAAGATTCCATTTTTGTCCTTGAGTGGAATGATGATTCTAGGTTCGTCATTCTCCTCACTATCAAACATTTGTTTTTGAGTATTAGTCCACTGTTTGAACTTCTCGCAGAAGTAAAACTCCCGCATTAACTTGTCTGGTATTCTTCTTTTTTGGAGGTAGATCTTTGCCGGGTGAGAAATATTTAGTTCAGAAATTCTTTGAAGATCAAAGTCTTTCTTCTTAAAGTGTGGTTTGCTACTTGGGATCACTGGATCTGGTGTATTGGATGCCCTACCAGTCAATCCTGACTTGTATCGTTCCATTACATACTGGTCATAAAGACCCACATCCTGGTCCTTCAGAAAGTTAGTAAAACTCTTTGAAAGACCACAGTTATGACACTTAAAGTTGTGATCGTTTTTATACTTGTAGATAAAACCCCTAGTCTTGTTCTTATTCTTCTGCGAGTCTCCGCAGTATGGGCATCTAAAAGCATAAAGGTTTTCTTTTTTTCGACTAAACTTCTGCAATCGAACCGAAACCAGTCCGATATACTTGCTGTCAACAAAACTCATTACAAGGGACTACTTTCCTCGTTCCATTATAACCGGTTGAGCGTTGGGTGTCAAGATATTCCCTAGCACTTTCTGACCTGGCGCACTGACGATGAATGAAATGACAATCAGACCACCGGCAATGCTCCACATCTTCTTTTCCATAAGACGGAGACGATCATCAATTAATCTAATGTCCCTCTCACATCCTTTCTTTATCTCGTCTGCTCTTCTATTGACTTCTCTATGTACGCTCTCTACTTTCTCAAAGAGAACTGCATCGATTCTATCTTGTTTCTCTAACTTCTCATTATGAACAGCAAGCAGTTGTCCCATCTTTACAGAATTATCCTGTAAGGATTCTACAAGCCTTTCAAGTCTTTCTAAGATTGCTGTGTTGACTCCAGATTCATCCATCTTTCTGCATCCAACGTTTTCGTGAACCAGGACCAAGACCGATTACCTTCCTCT